CGAGGTGTAGAAAGCTGGAAGTAGGATATAAGCTTACCTGTTCCCATATCCGTCCAGACCACTGTTCCATCGGTTACTGTTCCACCGTTAGTTGGCCATGTAGGTTCCGTGCTACCAGTGGTACCACCTGTGGTACACTTATACAGGTGTTTATTAGGAGATGTAGGGCGGACCCAGTCCCCTATACTTTTAGAGGTGTTTGCGGTCCACGTTACTCCCCAGAGGTTAGTCAGGATAGCATAGGTAACGGTTGACCAGTTCCCACCGCTTGCCGAGAATGTTACAGTCTTTGAAGTTGCCTGGTAATCCCCGGCGTCAAGAGCCAATGTTGGAAAGCCAGTTGCATCACGCTCAATAAGCTGTCGTTCATAGTTAAACCCGTTTGGCTCACCCGTCAGGTCGTTCATGACGGTAGTCTTCGTCGGGGTATAGTTCACAAGAGCGAGATAGTACCGCTCGACCTGAGAGGTATTCCCTCTATACAAATCGTCCAGATGATAATACTCACCATCTAAGGCGAGTGAATTAGTCCCGACGTCGGACCAGATAACACGTCCAGTTGAGTCAAGATGCGTAACATGCCACTCAATCCGAAGTTTGCATGTATCAGAAAAAAGATAACCCATTTCTCCTCCAGTAATTAGTAAGCAGTAGGTCAGTAGGCAGTAAGCAGTACTGCCTACTGAATACTGCCTACTGCTTACTATTGTTATCGTTTAGCTGATGGCCTCAGTTGGAGCACCAAAGTCATTCGCTAAGTCCACATTGAATCCACCGATAGGTGCAACATAGACCTTTGTTCCTACGAAAACACAGAGGGAGCTCTGGTTCAAGATGTAGTTGTTTGTGAACGATGCATCAGGAACCTTCCACTCGACTCTGCGAGCACCCATAATGGTAGCCGCACCGAAACCGAGAAACTTCTCATAGTCAGTTGTTTCTCGTGTAACGAAGCGGAAGTAGGAACTCATTCGCTCATTACCGATCTTCGCAAACGCCAGAGCAATCGCATTCGCTCCGAGAATATACATCGGAGTAACACCCCATTGCTTATTGGCAGCTGTTGAGGTATCAACGAAATATGATTGTCCGAGTGTAGTCTGTGTTGCAACATCGTAGAGAGCAAGTGAGCTATGATCGCTATCATTATAATAAGTAAGAGCGACAGCGTTTCCACTTCCATCGTCCTTATAGTTAGCAGTCTCCAAACGGAGGAATGTGTTTGACGTAGAGAATATTGGGAACTCAGTCAAAACACTCGATGCACTCGCATTGGTCTGTCCGATGGAGTTATACGGAAGAAGTGGAATCTTGGAGCTCTCATGGAACACCACGCCGTTCCACATACCCACAGCACCTGTGAAGATGGGGTTATCGGTACCACGAGGCAAAGCGTTCTGCATAGCAGAGAAGAACTCGCTGTTCAAGCGAAGAGCAGCAAGTGCGAATGGATGAAGAACTGCTATATAGACATCAATGCCCTCATTGGTTCGATAGGCGGGAATACCTGCTGCACGCACATAGGAGCCAAGTTCTTCGATCAAAGCTCGGTCAACTGTGCGATATCTGTCATTGCTCAAAGTATAGGCAGTTGTGATATACTTCCCTGAAGTACCTATCTGGCTGAATGCAGGGGTACCCACACGTTGTAAATTGCCGTAGGTGTGGGATGTGGTATCAAAGTAATGGAATGTATTCGGATGAGCATAGGGTGCCACCGGGGATGTAAAGAGGTTACCCCCTGTGATATCAGCTGAACGCATTAAAACAGGAGCCTGACCCCAGTAGACAGCCGCAAAGATGTTATTATCTATTGCGTTATAGCCCCAATCGGAGAGCTCATCTTGAGCATCCTTGATTAAATCCAGTGCAGTTCGCTGGGTTTGCATATTGACATTCTCGACGATGGTAGCATGTCGAAGTTCATCAATATACAGACTTGTGAAACCATACTGGAGTTTCTTCTCAGCGCCTGTTAAAATCTCAGCACCGACTACGCCTGTTACGTACGGGTCATAGTCAATATGAGTCTTAATAGGCACAAGCATACGATCGCCCCGATTACGGTTGAACTCCGAATATTCAACCACTGGAGCTCCCTTCACTGTGGTTTCAAGGTTCTCTTCACCTGTTACAGGTTTGCCAATGAACTGTGTCCAGAACATTTTCCTGCGAACCAGACTGTGAAGCTCCCTTGACCACACCAGCTGACTCAAGAGTTTTCGTGGGTCAGTGGATGTTACAGGGAATCCTTTAATCAGGTCGGAAATAAAGTTAGCCATGATTATTATGGATTATGGTTGATGGTTAATGGTTGTTGATGGTTGATGGTTAATGGATTATGGTTGATGGATTCCCTCTTCCCTCTTCCATCTTCCATCTTGTTCACAGTCCTGTTCGCTCTATCTTCATCTCACAACAGATATGAAGAAAGATTCTAAACAAGCCTACTTCTTACTGCTTACTGAATACTGCCTACTAACTACTGTCTCACCGATCCCCCAAGCAGCATATCAGCGAAGGTAGAGAGGACATCGTCTTTACCTTCGGATGCCAGTGCCTGGGATAGTTTGCTTAAGTTCACCTCTCGACCCATCGAGGGGGGTTGAGTGCTTACTGATGTCTTCTTTGCTGGAGTAAGTCCCCAGCCCTCAAGCACTTTCTTAGCCATCTCCTGAAGGCGGGTATAGGCATCTTCAAGGGATAGGTTATTTGCTTGAGCATAGCGAGCTATCTCAGTAAGTTGAGCATCCCCGATCTCTGGATGGGTAGATCGGAATGATTGAATCACACTCTGTGCTTCAGAGAGTTTCTGAAGTCGTTCGCTCACAGCCTTATCCACCGCTTGAGCTATAACAGTTTGAAGTCCTGAAAGTTTCTTTGAAAGCAATCTATCAACAGCCTTATCAGGGTCGGTCATAAAGTCCACTTCCCCGTTATCACCCTCAGTTCCAGTGGGAACCGGGGTATTGATTCCTGCTGCACGATCCAGAAGGACCTTAACGATATCAGGGTTACGCTCAAGGGCGTCGAGGATTGGTTTATACTCCTCAAGTTTTTTGGCATTCTCAGCGAACTCCGCTGATTGTTTCTTAAGATTGTCCAGATCAGTCTGGAGTTTCTTATACGCCTGTTCAGCCTCCTCATAGGTAGAGAAGCGATCAAACCACTTCTCTTTCCCTGGGGGTGGTTTAAGTTCAGGTGTGGTCTCCACAAGCTCGCTTAGAAGTTGTTCCACATCTGGAAGTTCCTGCTTCTCCTTACTGCCTACTTCCTTCTCCTTACTGCCTACTTCCTTCTCCTTACTGCTTACTTCCTCTACTGCGAGATCAATTGCCATAGTAGTTATCTCCTTTCCATCCCTCGACCTCGTTGCTCATAGGGGAGGTTCCCTATGGGGCGTTCGGTTTGGGGTTGTTCTTGTTGTTGTTCAGGAGCAGCTGGTGCACCCTGTCCTTGCTGCATAGCCTGTTGCACTTGTTTATTATAAGCCATGATCTCCTGCTTAAATGGTAGATTCATCAGCCTCAGGATAATCTCTGGTGGAATCACGAGTGGTGTTGGTTGAATCAGGCGGAGTTGTGCTGCCTTCAAGACATCCTTGAACTTCTCATCACGCTCCGTTGGTGTATCTCCCACGATCTCGCATTCCACATCGAGGTCCGCATTGACAAGTGATAGAACATTTATCTCCTTGCCCAGCTGTTGATTCAGCATTAGCATCTGTGGTTCCTGACCCTCCCGCTCTATCAATAACGGATAATCCGATGGAATCACTCGCTGGGCGATTTTGAATACCAGATACGCAAGTCGCTTTCTCGTGGTCATATAGTTATCGAGATAGCTGGAGACATAGACCATCGCCTGCTGTTGCAGGGTGCTGACGGCACGGGCTGATTGAATCCTCCGGGGTAGTGTTCCGAGCAGTGCATCGGTCATACCGAGGATATCCTTCAGCTGTTGTTCACCACGCATTTCAAGCGAGTTGAGAGCAGCGATCACTTGAAATGAATCAGCTTGAAGGGGTTGTGGTGCCTCAACACCAGGGTTAATCTCAATAATCCGTGCAGACTCATCCTCCAGCTTATCCTCAGCTTCCGCCCGTTCAGAGTCAGTGCTCCAGGTACCTTTACGAACCCACCACTTCCCTGCGGGAGCATGCCGCAACACCTCAAGTGCATAACTCTTTCGGCGGTTTATGTCATCCTGAGGATACTTCGCATCGTGATAGATTCCTTTGGTTTTCCCGAGGACATTATATCCCCACATCGGGACGACATCATAGTCGGGAATGCCGTATGGATCAACAATCTCCTCAAGAACTTCATCACCACAGAACGATGTTATTTTGACTCTCTTGACACGTTTCTTCTCAAGTGTGAGTGATACTCCTTCCTTCTTCGATTCCCGAACTTTCTTCAGAACCTCCTTCTCATCGAGATTACGAGGAACCTCATAATAAGTCCCTGTGGTATTATCTTTGATAAAATACAGATTCTCCGAGAACTTCTCCTGATATCGGACCACCTCATATTTTTCCGTAGGGGTGATCTGCGAGACCTGAGCTATCTGGATACCAGCGATTTCACCATAATCTGCTATAAGAGGCAGTGTCTCATGTATCGGTAGTTTGAAGAGAAACTTCTTCGGCAGACGGTCAATCACATCTTCTTTTTCTGGAAAGAGTTCCAGTAGTTTTTCCTTTGAGAGGTAGTTGATCTCAAAGAGATACTCAGCGTCCTCGATATCTGGTTCAGTAGCGAATGGGTCCCAATAGACAAGTCGTGGGTCGAGGACTCTGACTCTTATCTGCCCGTTCGGGTCCCGGCTGAAGTCCACATACGGTTGAAGAAACGCTTGTCCTGTAAGAACACCCGTCAGAAACACCGACTTCAGTTTATCCTCAACATGATCCCTCTTATAGATATTCTTAACAAGTCCGCTCACAGCATAGGCGAGATTATCCTGAAAGACAGAAAGTTCTCTTGCAGGATAGAATCTCTCCGCAAAGTGCTGTTGAGAGATAAAGCCATAGAAGAAGTTCACTATTCGAGCAAGATAGTTATAGACAAGTGGTCGTCGGCCTGTAGTTACAAGCTGGGCTAAATCCTCATCGTTCCACTGACGACCGAAGTAGTAGCGAAGCCCGTTATGTATCTCGACCTTCTCCCGACTCTGCTTTTGAATCGTCTTGATGACTTTATCTCTTATCTCATCCAGTTCCGCCATTCCATCTCCCATTATCCATCATCCATCTTCCATCTCACATCAAGCACACCACCACCGCAATCACCAGACCGACTGCTGCCTGGACAAGCACAAGTGGTGTGGAGAGTGGTCTACGGAGTATCAATCCAAGCGGTGTCCAGTATAGCCATTCCCACACAAGAGGTGGCAGGTCATATCTGCCTATTCGATAGTAAAGCACCTCATCGCCACCGAACCAGTGAAAAACAAGGAACGCAACTGCCGCCTGGAGGGAATACACAAAGAGAACAAACAATGCTAACACACACTGAAAGGTTGTTTGCAAAACCCTATAGCTCATCAAAAGCGTGGTGCTATTGAACACAACAATATGGCTATATCCAACGAGATCAAAAACCGTGAACAGGATAGAGGCAGCTACGAAGGCTGCGAGACCATTGAATCGGAAAAAGAATCCGAGAACAAACAAGACAAGGGAAGCTATCAGCCACTTATAATAGCCCGTGTTGATTAAAATTCCCTTTAACACCAAAAGTCGTTCTTTATTCATCTTCCATCCTCCATCATCCATCTCCCATCCTCCATCATCCATCTCCCTTCTTTCCCTCAGCAATCGTCTGCCACCTAACTCTTGCAACGAGGTGAGGGCAATCGTCAATAATTTTCACATTTTGAAAATACTTACACATGAAGTCTATAAGGATATCATCTGTGAATATTTGCTGGTGATGTTGGCCATCCCGCTCCTCTGATCCAAATGCAATTTGATTAAGCCAGTCGAGTGAAATCATTCTGGCACGATATTCCTCAAGTCCTCGTTCGATATCAGGGACGGTTACAGTGATCACTCCGCCGGGTTTAAGAACCCTTCTCCACTCGATGAGAGCGAGGTCCGGGTCGTGCATGTGCTCCAGTATATGTCCAGCATAAATCTCATCGAAGGTATCATCTCGAAACGGCAGTCTTGCTGCATCAGCCACGACATCTGGATTTACGCTGATATCACAATCAATATTAACAAAGTGCTCAAGCTTCCACTGATCACAACCGAGATTGAGTTTCATGCTTCCTACTCCTTACTGAATACTGCCTACTGAATCCTGCCTACTGACTTCTAACATACTCCTCCCAGTCCACATTGAGGAGTGCTGCGAGCATACGTTCAAACGCATTAGCGATCGTGTGCTCGTTATGATACGGTGCATCTGGTAGTTCGCCAGGCTCATCGGCCGAGATATGCTGGATATCGAACTTTGTAATCTCTTCCTCTGAGATTCCATGTTCCTGCGTTAAAAAAAATTCTATGAACTCATGAAAAAAGACTAAAAGTTCATACTTCGTATTACCGAGGTCTGCTACTCGGAACTCCCATTTTCTTCGTCGTTTTGTATATTCGACCTCGTAGTAATCTCCTGCTGAGGCATAACGCATCTCATTCCAGGGGATGACCTTGAAGTCGAACTCCACATACTCCCTGCTGCTTACTGAATTCTCCTTACTGCCTACTATCACATCCCCCGGTCGCCAGGGTTTCTCCTTCATACATCTTCCCTCATCCATCTTCCCTCACACTAACCTCCACAGGTCAAGGTTCACCT